ACCAGCTTGCACCGGTCAGACGTGGACCGCCATGGACATCGACAAGGCGATCACCCTGAAAGGTGCCGGCAAAACTCAGACCGTTATTACAGTAGGAAATGGCAATATTTGGCGCAAACAGTCCACTGGCATACTACGAATCACTGGCATTGGCTTTGCTCGTGGTACTGGCACGGAAGCTAACAAAGGCATTACGATTACCTACCATTCTGGATTGAACTGGAAAACCAGTCGTGAAATTATCATTGATAACAACGATTTCACACTGACTGGTAGTGCTGCAATGTTCCTAATCAATCCTCCAGGAGGCTATCTATTTCACCACAACTCGTTTAACGCACCATGGGACAACTCGATGTTGCAGCTCAAAGACCCATCAGACACAGGCAACTCGTGGACTCAGGCTGATACGATGGGTACTAGAGATTCCATGACCACGCTGTCTGGCACATTCACCAGTTGCAGTCCCGGTTCGCCAGCTACTTATCCCGCCTGCGGCGAGCTGAACGGCTACATGGAAGATAACACCTTTACAGGTGGCACCAATCAGATGATTGATTGCGATGATGGCTGCCGGTTGGTGTATCGGTTTAACACTGGTCAAGACACCAGTGTGAACAGTCACGGTTTTGACACTAGTCCGTTTGGTATGCGGCATTATGAAGTTTATAATAACACCTTTCATAATACCAGAGGCAACGACCAGCTATCAAACGCCAATTGGACAGTGTGGCAACGCGGTGGTGTGTCTGTAATATACAATAACACGATGGACAACATCGCTGGCAATAACTGGGGTGACAAGCCAGAACTGAAAGCTCAGATCAGAGTGGATCAGATTCCTGGCAAACCAGTCGCCAACTGCGCTGCGGCCACCTATCCACTACCACGACAATTAGGTCAGAACCACAACGGAACTAACTTCTTTACAGACCCCAATTACGCATGGGCCAATCAGAACGGTGTCGGCTTTACGGGCGGAGCTGCCATAGCGACTAATGGTAACTCGACTGGTGCGCTGTTTGGGACTGGTGAGGGATGGGCTAATCCATGCGGTCTGAACGGTCCGACATTCTACCAATCCGGCAGAGACTTTGTGTACGCCAATCCACCATCAGGCGGTACACCGAAACCTGGTTACACAGGCTTCACCTATCCACACCCTCTGCAAGCACTGACTGGCGCAGTCACACCGCCGGCGCTGGCGATTACAACGACGACACCATTACCAACTGCTACGATCGGTGTAACGTATGACCAGACGATGCAAGCCACGGGCGGGACCACTCCGTACACGTGGTCAACCGTGGGGACGTTACCAACGGGTCTGGGACCGATTACCAGTGGTGGTCGCATAACTGGCACACCGACCGTAGCTGGAGTGTACAACTTTAGTATCCGAGTTACTGACGCAGCATCCACTGTGGTCACTTTGCCAGTTAGCATGACTGTCAACCCGACTGGCGCACCACCACTACCATCAGGCAATAACGGAATAGCGGCCGGTTTTCCAAATGATACCAACATCGGAACGGCTCCGGGGGTGTTGTTTGCGGACAACTACGAATCGTACGCATCTACTGCTGCACTTACAGCTTCCCCTAACTACTCCAATATCTACGGTTCATGGATCCTTGACACCAATCCAGCTAACGCTTTCGCTGGGAACAAAAGTTTGCGATTTGCGGTCGCAGCAGCGTCTACGGAAATTGCTTCAGCAGTTGAGCGAACCATTAGTCCAAAACAAGATAAGGTCTTTATTAGAGTCTATGGGAAATTCCCAGCGAATTACACAGCAACAGGGTCGGAGCATAACGGGCCGGTCTTCGCGGCTAACTATTGCGGACCAGGCCAAGGAACGGCGTGCGCGGCGCCGCTGACAATTCCGGGGGGTCAGATCGGGGCGGGACGTGATAACAAAGCGTTCATCGATCAAGAAAACAGTTGCGACCGTGCTGGTAGCAGTCAACCCTGCTATTCAAACACCTACATCTATTATCCCGAGCAGCGTGATGACTTTGGTGATCACTGGTTCCCAGACTTATTTGCTTTGCCAAACTCCGGAGATGTTAGAGATTTTGGCGCAAGTGTGCCCAAGTCTAATTTTGTGCCAAACCTCAACCAGTGGTACTCAATTGAATTGATGGTTCAGATGAACTCGGCTGTTGGTATCAGGGATGGTCGAGTTGCCACGTGGATTGATGGGAATTTGGTATCTGACTACCAAGGTTTGATCCTACGCAGCGTAGCTGGTCTGCAATTTGACAGAGCCGATTTGCAGTTTTACATCAAGAACAATCCTGGTGTCCAGATGTTACGGTGGTATGACAATTTGGTCATAGCCACATCGTACATTGGACCGATGGTCGTTACAGCCACACCGACTGTCAACTTGAGTCCGGCATCCATAGCGTTTGGTTCTATTGATTTGGGTCAGTCGAGTGGATTTCAACCAGCCACACTGACCAATACGGGATCAGGTGATTTGACCATCACCAGCATTGGATTGACTGGTACTGGAGCAAATCAGTTTAATACAAACAACACCTGTCCAATAACGCCGACCCCGCTTGCACCGTCGGCCAGTTGCACCATCAACATCCAGTTTGCACCGACCACTGGAGGAGCCAAAACGGCCAATCTGTCGGTTGTCGACAACGCCAGTGGAAGTCCGCATACCATAGCTCTGACTGGCACTGGTACGACCTGCACAGCGCCGAAGCCATTTCCGTGCGCTCGTACCGACTATAACATCATCCCGAAGCCTACAACGCCGAACATGGGCAATTTGCAGGGAGCTGGCACCATTATCATTGAGCCAGATTTTGGCGAGCGTATCGTGCGCGTGACCGACGCCGTTACCAGCAGCGGTGCCACTAATGTCAGCTATGTGATATCCAATGGCGGTTCGTTGGATGATACATGGTGGAACACAAACTCAACTAAGTTTTTGGTTCAGCCTGTGGCTGGAACTGTCATACCAATGAATTTCGACCCGGTAACGATGCAGGCTACGCCTACGTATCCCGCGTCCAATTTACAGCGAATACCGGCTCAAGCGGCTCAGATGTCAACCGTTGACCCCAATCGTGTATGGGGTCTGAATGACACGATATGGCAGACTTGGGACTTAAGCAGTCCCACCTTTCCAGTTGGTCAAACCTTCATTGATCTGACCAACGCTGGGCCAAACTGCTTACCAAACGGATTTAACATAACTCACGTCGGTATGAGCGCTGTGTCCGATCTTGACGCCGTGCTGCCAGCCAACTTCTCTGATGTAGGTGGTCAGAACACTGATCCTTACGTTGTCGTGTATGTGCAAGGTAAGGGATGCATGGTCATTAACACCGTGACAGGCGCCATTACGGGAGATCCCGGCTTTGCGGGTGGTGAAGGACTAACCTGCAACGGGTCTGGTTGTACTGGAACATTGTCCGTTCCAACTGACCAGCTATGCACAAACGCTCCAAACTGCACCAACAGATTCAGCATACACAACGTCAAAATCAACAAAGACGGTACGTATTTGATGCTGGCGGTTGGTCAGTGCAAACCCGTTGGATCGTGCGGTAATAACAGCAGTCCGTATTTGTGGAAGATCGGTTCTAACATTGTCACCTACACATGCGGCGAAGCCAATGCGGGAACGTGCGGCGGGCACTCGACCATTGGTCAGTCGCACTACAGCAACCGTGACGGTTCACCCGCGTATCAGTTCAATTTGCGGCCGATGTTATCGCCATCAGGCCCAATTGTAGGTCAGGTGCCCGCTCCTGGCCCGACCACTTATTTAGGCCCGATGGACTACCATCCAGCATGGACTGCTGGTAATTCATCAGACACATTCCCAATTCTATTGATGTTTGCTCCATTTCAGTTTGACGCTACCATAACAGCCCCAAGGTCGGTTTGGTGGCAGGAAGTCGTAGCAATGGACCCACTAGGCGTGAAACTGCCATGGCGGTTGGGTCGATCGTGGACTTCTGGAGTCAATTGGAACTTTGATTCGCAGAACGCCATTGGAGCATGGTCTCAGGATGGCAGATTCTATAGCTTTACATCAGACTGGATGGGCACGTTAGGGTCTACAGCGGGAGCTTCCACTTGCACTGTTGATGCGACATTGGCTAGTGGACTGGGTTGCAGAAATGACGTTTTCATTATGGATTTACGTTTGAACACCACTCCCACAGGATTGGTTAATCAGCAGTGCAGATTTGCTGCCATTGCCACAGCGGTCAAGGGTGGCGGTAAATCTAGCGTTGTAGTGTGCAAGCCTCCAATACCATGAGATTTGAGCCACTATCGTTGACTGGACTTCAACCAGCAGAACAATTGCTTGTTATGCGATTGAACTGCTTGGGGTCGCTGTTTTATTTCACGAAGGTGGCGTTACGACGCAAACGTCTTACTGAGTCGCTGCACGCGCCGTTCTGTCGTACATTGGAGCGTGAGCACATTAAAGACGTAATTGAGATGCCGCGCGATCACTTTAAGTCGACCTGCGCATCGGAATCGTTGCCAATGTGGAAATCGCTTCCCATTAGCCAACTAGACATAGATTTGTTCTATAAATATGGATACAGTCATGAATTCATCCGTTGGATGATGACGGTCCACAACCCGAACCTCCGTAACTTGCTCGTATCGGAGAACATCACGAATGCTGCTAAACTCGGAAGGAAAATTCGTTGGCACTTTGAGTCCAATTCAGTTTACCGAACACTGTTCCCGGAAACCTTGCCTGACACCTCCTGTACTTGGACCGATTTTAGTCTCCATGTCAAAAGACCAGTACAAACGACTGGTGGGGCGCACGGCGAAGGTACGTTTGATTTTCTCGGTGTTGGGTCGGCGGCACAATCGCGTCACTACAATGGAATTCTCATTGAAGATGACTTAGTTGGACGAGCAGCAGTGGAATCACAGTCTATCATGGACAAAACTATTGAGTACCATAGATTGCTTCCAGGACTGTTCGAGTCGGAAGACAACATCAATGACAACGACGAATTGATCATTGGCAATCGCTGGTCATTTTACGACCTCAATTCATGGGTCATGGAAAACGAGCCTGAACTGTTCAGATTTGAATCCCACTCTGCACTAGGAGGTTGCTGTGAGCTACACCCGCCGGACACGCCAATTTTCCCAGAAGAATTCAGTAAAGAAAAACTTGCAAAACTTAGGAAAAGATTCGGGAATCACCACTTCAATTGCCAGTTCCTTAACAACCCGGCTGCACCGGAGGGAGCAGATTTTCAAGTCTCTTGGCTTAACTACTTCTCACTCGTTGAAGAAAAGGGCCAAGTTGTTATCCGACATGAAGTAAAAGACGGTCAGGTGTTGGCTGATATACCAGTTCAGCATCTGAGCAAGGCTATGACTGTCGATCCAAATCATTCAGGGAATCAGGGCCGGGGACGGTGTCGACATGCTGTGGTCACTGCTGGACAGTCGGACGCGGGTAATTACTATCTACTACAAACATGGGCGCAAGCGGCGTCCTACGACACGTTTTATGATAAAATTTTTGAAATCGCTAAAAAATGGAGCTTGCACCGCTGTGGCGTGGAGACGATTGCCGCTCAGCGTTACATAAAGCACCATATTGAGTATTTGACGGTTGTTAAGGGCTACCGTCTGGCGATTGACGAACTTAAGGGTGAAGTGGAAAATCCCGACGGTTCGTTAAGTCACAAAAAGGAATCGCGCATTTTCAACGTAATATCACCCATGGCCGAGTACGGTCGGTTGTGGGTGCAACGATCACAGTCAGATTTTCACAATGAGTATATGACATTTCCATCTGGCAAGTTCAAGGATTTGTTGGACGCCTTCGCTTACCTCCCCCAGCTAATCAGGCGTCCGGTGGATTACAAGACACAAATGGAAATGATCAGAGCCAATCAAGAACGGATGTATCAAATTGGCAGACCGTACTCTGTCGGATATGGACAACATCATGCCTAAGAAAGTTGAAGATGCTTTGAAAAAAGCCGCGGCTAAGGCAGGTATCAAGAAAGGGTCGAAGAAGTGGGGCGCGTATGTCTATGGTACGATGAAGCGCGCCGGCATCAGACAATAACAGCTTGGGGGGAGAGGATGACAACACTGCAAGACATCGTGGAGTATGGGCCAAGAATTATTACAATCGCATCAATTGTGCATAATATCTTGCCACCCTATGACTGGAACCCGGAGTTTATCAGTGTTGGTTTTTCCGACTTTCCGTTAGTACAGAAGTATTTTCACAAGTTTTTCAACAACCGATGGTATAAAGTTCTGGTCTATATCAGCGGCTACATCGCAATTAACGCCAGATCGACCATTTGGAAATCGATATCCGTTAACAATCCGACGGGTCCCAATGCTAATCTACCCAGTTTGATTAGCTTGAAGAACGAACCACCAAAGGAGGTCGTAAAGCCTTGAGACTGCTATATACATTAGGGATATCGGTAATGGCCATTGCTATGATGGCTTGTCCGAAATCCCAACCACTTGAAATGACTGCCAGGGATGGAATCGCGGCTGCCAAAGGATATCTTGACAGCGCAAAGCAACATCACCCTGAATGTGCTCCACAGATCTCGGCGGGACCACACGCTGCGTCTGTAAGCACCCAATGTGATTTCATTGTTAAGGGCATCGGTGTTAAAGACGTTGCAATTGACGCTCTGGACGCCTATTGCTCCAACGATGAATTCCAACACCACGGCGGATCGTGCGTTCCAAACAAAGACGTCAAGTCGCATTTGGAAGCCGCTCTGACCAATCTTGATGATGTAATGGCACAAGTCAAGAAGATTGTAGGTGCTCAGTGAACTGGTTAGAACTACTTAATCTTGGCTTGAACATCGTGGATATGGTGTTGCAGAACATTCCCAACACCGAACTGCCACAAGAGCAGATTGACAACGCGAAAGCGGCGCTCGCCAAACTGCGTGAGGTACAAGGAACACCTGTCACGAAGGCTCAACTCGACTCCCTTCGTGGTTAGTAGGTGATTTATGCTGCATGGCGATGGGACCGGAATACCGGTCAAATTTTGCGGTACACTTCAAATCGGGAGGTTAATAGTGCAGATCAACGTAACACTAACATTTAACATCGCACCGGCAGATGGTGGCGGTGGAGCGCCGGTCGTTGGCAAAACCAACTTTGATGGTAAAGTTGGCGTGCCATTCGACGACGATCTTGCCATCACCGGAGGCGTTCCGCCTTACACGGTCGATTTGGACCCAGCAGCGATGCCACCGGGACTGTCCATCAACAGCTCTGGTCATGTGGCTGGCACACCAACTCAGGCCGGAACTTACAACGTCGTCGCCGCAATTGGCGACCAGCAGCCGTAGGAGCTTAAAATGAAGCTAACGCCAGTCCCGTTCAAACTAGTCGCAGGTTCGGACAGCGAGACTCGCCTGAAGCGATATCTTGGAGACAAGGTGCGATCGCAGAGGGAGGGGCTGGCTAAGCTTCATGGTATGGATGGTGTGGTCAAATGGAGAAAGGCATATGACGCCATTCCGGCTCAAGAGGTACGTGATTTCCCGTGGCACGGAGCCTCTAATCTTGTTGTTCCTATTATTGGGATTCATACTGATACACTACTGGCTAGGATTATGGCCGCTATAATGAAAACGTCGCCAATGTGGGCCACTCAAGCCTTGGGTGACTTTGCAGATACAGCGCCGCCTGGTATCACACTGGCCATACAGGAGTATCTTGGGTATGTGGCTCTGGAGCCTACTGAACTGGATTTGTACCGTGTTGTAAGAGACTGGTTTGGGGATGTGGTCAAACTAGGTACGGGTACAATCAAGCAGCCGTGGGTCAAGAACTTCATTGATGTCGTAGCGCCTACGGGCGATGGGACTGGCAAAGTGACCTTCAGCAAGAAATTGGAGTATGAGGGTCCAAGGCCGGAAAAAATCAAGTTTGAGGATTTCAAGTACGAAGTTGCCTCACCTACCATTGAGGCCATGGATTTCAAGTACCATGTGATTCACTTGCAGAAGCAACAGTTGGAAGAGCGTGGTTTTACGGGAGTCTACAACAACGTGGTTGTTCAGGACGTGCTGCGCTCGTCCGATCGCTCCAGTCCCGACGTTGTACAGCAACAGAAGGAACAAGATGCCAATGTCAGTACCGTGGCTGGATACGGATTTGAAGAATGGGACATCTGCGAATGTCACTTCAAATACAGAGTGGACGCCAGCCACTATTGCAAAGTCATAATTTGGTATCATGAGAGGTCAAACAACATCTTGCGCTCATTCTACTACTACTATCCTTCGGATATATTCATCACGGCACGCATGTTTTATCGTGATGATATGTTCCCTGGAATGGGGTTTGCGGAAATTCTGGCGCCGTTTCAAGAGGAGATATCGCAGATTCACAATCAGCGCCGGGATAACATGACCGTGGCCAACATGAAGATGTTCCGCGTGGACCCCGACTCCGTATTGAATAAAGGATTCGAAACCTTTCCATCAGCCATGTTGCCAGCCAAAAAGGACGAATTAGAACCAATCGAGTTTGGCGTACCGGTGGTCGGTGAAATTGACTCTGAAAGACTGACTTTGGAACTGGCAGAGCGCAGATCGGGTGTCAGTCCGCCGATGCAGGGTCAAGGCGCGGGGACCAATACCAAGCGTGGTGTCTACACCGCGATGGGGACTATGGCCTTGATTCAAGAGGGAAATAATCGCACCGACCTGAATATTACAGACATTCGCTATGCGTTTACCAAACTGGGCAGATTGATCTGTCAGGAATACGGGATGTTTGGAATGGGTGATCGCGAGCGGATGTTTGGTAAGAAAGGCAAATTGGCCAAAGAAGCGTTGGAAGCTATGATCGACGGTAGGATGGCGTTGCCAATCTACGCTTCTACGGCAAGCATCAACCGTGAGGTCGAGAAACAAAACGACATGATGTTGATGGGTGTGGCTGATCGCTACCACCAGACTATATCAGCGATGTTAGCAGCAGCTAACAATCCCATGACTCCGCCTGCTGTTCAGGAGTACACGACTAAAGCCGTTGCTGCTAGTCACTTGCTGATGCAAACTGTCTACCATCACTTTGGATTTGACCAAGTTGATAAATTGGCTCCTGAACCACCGACTCCTCAACTAGCGGGTGTTCAAGAAGCACCGATGCCCGCTGGTGGACCTGGTGGCGCTCAGCCATCCGGACCGATGCCAGGCCCGCAAGCGTCACCACTACCAATGCCATCACAGAGCTTTGGCAACCCGTCCAGTGAACCGGCCGGAGGTCCGATAATGTAATGATGAAAACTCTGTGGGATGAAGCCGATTCAGTGATGCACTGGTGGAAGCAGAGACCAGCGGTGTTTAACCAGTATCTAGCGGAAACTCGCGAAGAAGTTATCAGAGAAATCAAAGACACTACCGATTTGGTGGCTCTCGGCCGCTGCCAAGGTCGTTTGTTGGAAATTGACCGACAGCTAAAACTAGAAGGAGAGTTACATGGTATTCTGGTCAAAAAGAAATGAAAACGATTTACCGGAGGACTTACGTGGTAAGAGTCCAACGGAGATCGCTCAAATGCTGGCTGACGCCAAGAAAGACAAAGCTACACTGACTACCTTGGAAGCCAGTCAAACCACAACGTCACAACAGTTGGCTGAAATTCAAGCGAAGTTAGCTGAAAAAGATCAGGAGATTGAACAGTTGCGGACAGCGCAGCGCAGCGCGCAGCCTCAACAGCAGCCGAACAATCCACCTGAGCGAGCCAACTACTTAACCGATCCTGAAACGTTCGTACAGCAACAGACTCAGGATACTCAGAACCTGGCAATTGTCAGTGGTATCATGGCAGCTAAGATGTATGCCAAACAAACCCTCAATGCCAGGGATGTAAAGATTTTCAACAAATATGAAAAGGAAATTGAGACAGTCATGCAGGGCTACTCGCCGGTGCAAAAGGTAGTTCCTGACAACTGGGTCACCGCCTTGACCTTAGTCAAAGGCAGACATGATTTGGAGATCAGACAGATGGAATCAGACCAAACCGATTTCTTCAGCGAAACTCCCTCCCACGGCGCCCCGCCTCAGCAACAGACGGAAGCCAAGCTGACTCCAGACGAAATGGAAGTTTGCAGGGTCATGAAGTGGGACCCCAAAAAATACCTGGAGTCAAGAAAGAAAATGCGCACCGTCCAGTCGGAGGGTGGTGCAGTCGCGAGGTTCACCAATGAGTAGGGGAAGATTTCCAAGACCAGGCACTATGACAAGCGCAATGATGAGCCAACAACCACGTGCTCAGCAAATTACGGCTGAGGAACTGGATGAGGATATCGTTGCAAAACCGTTGGTGACGCCAGATTTTGCCAACATCAAATCAAAGAACCCCAACGTGTCGTTTAGGTGGATTGAGTTCAAAGCTCAAGACGGGTTGAGGTTCTCACAAGCTCAAGCGCAGGGATGGCAAGTTGCCACGGAACAGGATATTGTTCTGGACAACGTCATCAGCCCGTATCGTAAGGATGGCGGGTCGAAGTTCATCAACGGTGATATCATATTGATGAAAATGGACCGTCGTCGTTATTTGGGTGCTTTGAAGCACAAGCACAACGTCGCGGCCGCGCTGAACGATGCCTCTGTATTACGAACTGTGACTGCCAAACAGACAGTTGCAGCTTTGGAATCAGCGGGTGCAGCCAAGGCTGAAAATCTTGGCAAAATGTCTGTCTTTACCCCCGGAGCAGCCGATTTGGCTGATACAGCACTCGGTCAAACCGGAGGTGCAGCAGAAGTAGGGCGACTGGGCGGAACAGGTCAAGTCGATATTGGTGGAGGAGGTCAGTAATGGCGACCAGGCAAATCACTCCAAGTGTAACGGTTTCTGGTAATCAACCACGAGTCAAACGGTTACCAGAAGGAGCTACCCAAACATTCAAAATCGGTGTTCCGCTCATGCTCAGCAGCGGTGCTCTGGTAATTTGGGATGGCACAACATTCCTAGCTGGCATCGCTGGTGTATCCATGGACTTCGGTAACTCACTCGCTTCCGCGGGAGTGGCGTTACAGAAGTCATACGGGGATGTACCATTTCAGGCGTCTGCAAAGAACTTGCTGCGTCCGTATTTTAACGATGGCAAAGTAGGATTGGCCGTCGCTAACGCAGACACAGAGTTTGCAGCTCAAGTAGGCCCATCGCAGAATCTAACTGGTGTCAATGTTGGCGGCCTGTACGGTCTCACGGCCGATTCAGACGGTCACTGGTACGTTGACACCACCAAGACCACGAGCAGCGGCGGCGGTCGTAACACCGCAGTCGAGATTGTAGGCTTCGATGACTGGGATACCGGTCGCGGAGTTCGCTTCAAATTCCAGTCTGATGTAATTGCAGGGCTGTAGGAATTACCAGACTGTTACGAAGGGGACAATTCAACCATGATGACACGTGGGCAGTATTTCAATCTGATGGCCCCAGGCTTGCATGACTTGTTCGTGCATTGGCTGGATTTGAAGCAACGAGAAGAAGAGTACTCGTATATCTTCAATCAGGAAACGTCTGACTCTGCTTTTGAGGATGAGGCAGAATTCAGCGGTCTTGGACCATTCCAAAAGAAGCTGGAAGGTGAGCCTGTTCAATATCAGGACATCATTCAGGGCGGCACCTATCGCTATCAGCACACTCCGTGGGCTCTTGGTATGCGGGCGTCGTTTGAGCTGATCAAGGACGATCAGTATAAGCTGATCAATCAGGCACCCAAATGCTTGGCTCGATCGGCGCATTTCGTGAAGGAAATGCAGACGTGGAACATCCTCAATTTGGGATTTACCACGCAGCTTAACATCGATGGATTGGCACTGTTTCACACCAGCCATCCGCTGTTGGGCGGTCCGTCTGCTACCAACATCGCTCCCGGCGTGAGCGGCATTATCTCGGCTGCTGGAACTTACCCCAACAAGCCGGCGACTGATGTCGATCTGTCCTTCACCGCCATTCAGCTGGCCATCAACACGTATGAAAGGCTGCCTGATTCACAGGGCTTGCCAATCAGTATGAGACCAAAGTATCTGGTGATTCCACCGGAGCTGAAGTGGATCGCCAGAGAAATCCTTGGCTCACCGCACAAACCGTACACTGCTGACAACGAAATCAACTCCTTGATCAAAGAGGATTTGATGTATTTTGTCAGCCACTACCTGACCAGCACTTCTGCGTGGTTCTTGGTAGGTGACAAGGAATCGCACACCATGAAGCACATCACTCGTGAATCATTGGAAGATGATTACAGTGATGATTTTGACACCCGCACAGTCAAGCAGATTGCCACCATGCGCTTCAGCACTGGTGTCACCAACTGGCTGGGCGTGTGGGGTAGCAACGGGCCGTAGACAAAAATATTGCACCGCGTAATATTTTTGAGGTGTGTATGCCTAGAATGAGTCACTCTGGTTGGACTGGAATACCGTGGGCGTTTTGCTCCTGTCATCAGAAACAGTGGCCTACGTCCAAACTACGCAGACAAGACGGGTTGTTGGTATGCCCCGACGGATTCGACAACCCGATGCGTACTAGAACGGTTGACAGACGACAAACCATCATTGCTCGTGTATTGGGTGATGGTCAGGAAGAACCAGCGTTGGCTCCTATACTCAAGGATACAACAAGCGAACAACTACCTTAGCTTCGCGTAAGCGAACAACCCGTAAGGGTGGGAGGACACAGTGCCTAAAACTGCATCACGATTCCAACAGGATTTGGGATTTACTGATGGAATCATCAGCTTCAGTTTCAATGAGTTTCTAAGCATCGGAGCCAATGCCGGAACCGTTACTCAAAACGCGGTCGGTGACAACTCTCTGAACTTCGGTGCCTCACAAGCTGCAAAACTTGATTTAATGATCAATAAAGACCTGATCTTGCGAACTGGTTTCCCTGAAGACCTTCAGGAACAGTTTGGTGGGACAGGCATTGCCGGTTCGGCGGGACCGCAAGGTCGACCTCCGTTTACGGCTGCTCAATTGAATGCTGTTAGATCAGCGTTCAAAACTAAAGGTATCAAGTATGCCAGTCTGGCGCTCAAGTATTTGATTACAGGCGCTGCACTGACAGCCCATACCTGCCGCGTTGACCGTGTGCAATTTGCGAACAACGTGGCTAACGCCGTAACGTCAATTCTAGCGACTGGTGCTAATGGCTTGGCGACAGCCGTGCAAGCCAACCCGTATGTCACGGAGATTCCATTGCCGGGATTCACGGGGTACTCTGTTACCGACTTGGCTGACAAGTGGTTGGAGGTAGTAGCGACCACACAGGGCGGAGGCGCTTATCGTTTCTACGGCGCTCGTTTGAAGGTGGAGTTCAACTACAACTAGCTGTTGTATCCAATCATTAGGAGGCCAAGGTGGGCGATCTCAGTGATCACTTCTCAAAGTCGGAATTGTGTTGTAAGTGTGGATGTGATTTGTGTCTGGTATCGCCCCGACTGGTCAATGCTTTGGAAAAATTGCGCGCGCTTGGACCGGAACCAATCGTAATACACGATGGCTATCGGTGCGAGAAACACAACAAGGAAGTGGGTGGTGTGGGTGGGTCTACGCATATGACAGGCGAAGCGGCCGACCTCCACATTAAGAATTTAACACTTCAGCAGATGTATGACAGAGCTATGCAAGTTCCAGAATTTGCCAATGGTGGCATCGGCGTTTATAGTGAAGAGTTCATTCACGTAGACGTACGCAATTATAAAGCCAGATGGGCTCGTAAGAACAAGGTCTACTTGGGACTTGACACTCTGGTAGAGGTGGAGGCGTAATGGCTTATACAAGAGCATGGGATGAGGCGTTTCCGCCCGATACTCAAGCAGCTAAACTGCTCGGACAGGACATAAGGCAGTTCAAGCAGGACATCCGTGAGCGGGTGGCGTCGTTTGGTGCGGATATCTTAGCCAACCGTCCTACTCCAGAGCCATCCTATGTTGGAGTGGTGTTCTTTGCTACTGACCAAAAGAAGATGTACAGATGGGATGGTAGCAATTGGATTGACATCACCGCGCAGATTTTAGGGACTGCTGTGTGGGGTTCCATCACAGGTAACATCGCCGACCAGACTGACGTAGCCCCACTTAATAGTCCGGTGCTAACAGGCAATCCACAGGCGCCTAATCCACCAGTCGCTGACAACGACAATTCGATTGCTACCACAGCGTTTGTCAATGCGTTGTTGGCTACCTTCACATCGGACTTTGTCGGTACTGGCGGATATATCAAATTGCCGTTTTTTGGTGGATTCATTTTACAATGGGTCCAAGGTCCAGTTGACGGTCCAGGAGAAGCCAGCCGAACCATCAACTGGCCATTGACGTTTCCTGTGGAATGCTGGTCGGCTCAGGTATCAATGCTGACCAATGGTCAAAACAACAATGATTGTTGGTATCAAATTGACAGCTTTACTCAATCGTCTATTACAGTTTACAAACAGTCAACTGGCGGTACAACGCAGAACACCAACGCGATCTGTTGGGGAGTGGGACGTTAATGGCCGAACTCCGCAGCAACGAACTACCAGAGTTTCCCACTAGAGGTACGTTTGGTGGGATTCAGAGCGAAGTACCGCCCGATATCATCGAGCAGTACGGATTTTCGGAGGCTGAAAATGTTATCTTTCGGAAGGGTGCCGCGTATTCTCGTTCTAGGATTGATGATCTTAGTACTCTGCCTGATCCTATTGTGGGGGTGGCGGACTTTTTCACATTGGCTGGGGACCGTAAACAAGTCATCTTTACAACAACAGGAATGTACACTTGGAATAATCTCACGGCCGATTGGGATCAAGTTACCGGTGTCTTAACAGGTTCCATCAAGGATTTGGTCACTGCTGATTGTGTGGGTGGTAAGCTGTTTTTCAGTCAGGGTATTGATAAGGTTAAAATGTGGGACGGTTCTACTCCAGGCTTTGCTGATGCTGCTCTAGCAGCAGTTCCAGCTAAGTTTTTGTTTGAGCTTGGGTTTCACTTGATGGCCTGTTATACATTGGAGTCAGGCAATGCAGCACCCCAAAGAGTCAGATGGACTGGTTCTGGGGATGGTACGGATTGGACATCCTTTAATAGTGGGCAGATTGACTTGTTCAATAACCTGGGACCCATCACTGGAGGAGTCAAACTATTTCAACAAGGTTATGTATTTCAGCAATGGGGAATTACACAAGTTCAGCTCACCGGACAAGGACTAAATCCGTTTTACTTTCAGCCATTGGGATCGAAAGCCAAAGGGAATATCGCACCGTACTCGTTGGCCTCGTTCGGAGAGGACATAGCGTGCTATATTGGCAAAAACGATATTTACCGCTTTGACGGAGCATATAGTACTCCGATTGGTAGTGCTCCTGTTGATGGTAATCGGCGTATTGGCGCTCGTCGCCGTATATTTGCTGACCTGAGTCAATGCGACCTGCGAACGGTGTTCGGCTTGATATCCACTAGCATTAACAGCAATGATTACAGTGCGTATTGGATCTTCATGCCTGAATTGAAACAAGCATGGGTTTATCACTTTGATGAAGCTAATTGGACACGTTTTACGTTCGCTAGGACGCCTACCAGAGCGGGTGAGTTTAATAAAGACTCGCTTATCAGAATTATGGATTTGGTCGGTTCTATCAATGACCAAGCGTGGGTCCCCGCACTACTGGTCAACAACAACCCACTTGACTCATTGTTATTGGCATTTACAAACGATTCTGGTAGTGATGGTGAACCCGCCGAATTTGCCTTCACCGGGCCATCTGAACGCAACGTACTACTGCGGTCGGGACAGTGTTGCTTTGGCGACTTCCGCCACGAGCACACTATTAAGAAGTTTCGCATTAATATTCATGATCAAGGTCCGGTTGACTTTACCATGAAAGTCACCAACGAACGTGGTCAGGAGCAAATTCAGAAGTTCACAATGGGAACGAGCAGCGGATACGCTGTCAGCAATGTGATTGAGTTCAGTATGCCCGGAAAGTTCCTAATTTGGGAACTCACCGTACCGGCCGGCCAGCAAATGGCTGTGTCAGAAGTAACACCAGTATTCAGTGTTGGTGGGGAGATCAGACGGTCGTGAGAGCCCAAATATCACTGGATTTGAAGCCTTATCGTGAACTGACAAAGCAAGTGTTTGACAACTTTGTCACCATGCTACGGGAGAAATATGAAAAGCTGTCGGTTGTGGTTAATGGGCAAATCGGCTTTGGGGATGGCGTTAACAGGGATAATGTCGATCTGGCTTGGATCTCTGTTGTGGCTCCTGTTACACCGGATACCAATTTCACGGTAGTCCACAACTTAAATAGAGTTCCGGTGGGTTATTTAGTGGTGGATTCGGATTTGGCTACGAACGTGTATCGGGGGTCGCTGCCCGGCACTAAGACAACCATTACGTTGCGAAGCAGTGTTGCATCGGTAAATCTCAAACTGTGGGTGTTTTAATGAAAAAATTATTGCTTTGTGTAATGTTTTTGACAATGGCAACCTTGGCGTTCGGTCAAGGGTCGCGCTATGAATCCGTAGCATCTACAGTTAACACCGTTGGAGGTGTGACCAATGTTCAAGTTGTCCTTCCGGGATCTTCTGTCAGAGTTTGCACCTTTGGCGCGGTTGGGACGCCGTGTTCACCACTCGCCCAGTTGTGTACAGACATCACGTGTTCAAGCCTCTCTGGAGCAAATCCATTCACGGCCGATACAGTCGGCAACATCGGATTCTACGCCAAACCAGGAAAGTACACCTATCAAGTCAGTTTCTCGAACGTCGTAACTGGTACGTTTGATATAACGCTGGGTCCGGATGCTATGGCTGATACTGAAATACCTGGCAACTGGCAGTTCAAAGGTCGACCAAAATTCTTCTTGGGTGTGGACGATCCCGGCGTGTTGTTCGCCAATTTGGGAACTCCAGTCAATGGTCGACGAGTTTACTGCACCGACTGCGCTCAGACCAACCCTTGTGCTGGTTCCGGTACAGGAGCATCGGCTCAGACTGTTAACGGAGTCTGGCAGTGCGCCGCAGGCGGAGGCGGTGGTGGGGGTGGCACTCCAGGCGGTGCCAACAAAGAGATTCAGGTTAACAATGCTGGAGCATTCGGTGGGACTGAAGGCAACACTTATGACTCCACTACCAAACGTGTCAGTACAGCGGTTCAGGACAATGTGGTTACTGTTTCGGCTAAGTTTAACTTTGATGCTTGTGCATCCGGCTGTACTTACACTATTAGTCCTACTACGCTAACAGCGGGAGCTAATACTGTCACGATCACACCGGTGCCTTGGGGCGTCAATGGTTCTAATAGCATTCACTACTTGGAGATACCAGCCAACGGTAGTGATGGTATTGAATGGGTCAAATTGACGGGTGGAACGGCCGTCAGCGGTGCTTCGTCGGGAACCATTACGTTTACCAGTCAGTATAATCACTCGGCTGGATACCATATTAAGTCAGCATCCACAGGCGTGCAGGAAGCCAATTACATGCTGACCCAACCTACGGGCAAACTGAAGCTTGATCCTGACATCAACTATGAGTGTCGTGCGCCGATTTTCCTGACAGTCAGTGACACTGCACTGGACGGTCAGTATGCCATTTTCAATCACAACAGTTTCAGTAGTTGCATTGTCATGGGTAACCAGACGTCGTTGTGGGGCGTGTCGTCTGGTACGACCAGCATCAGTGTGCAGAACATTGACTTCCGGCCATCTGGTGACAATTTCTGGAACGTCCTGCCAACCGGTACACTTGACGGTACTCAACCCACTGGGACTGTTACCATACCGACTTGTCCAAACGGTTTCTACGCCGCTGTTCCAGATCAGCTATTGTGGTTGAATGGCGCTGGTAATGATGGTTCCAATGATATGGTTCCAACGACAGCGTTTGGAGTGGGCGAGTTTGTAATGACCACAGCGGGTGGAACCTGCAAACCGGGTGTCAGTAATGGTACGGTCAATCTACGACAAGCCACGCCTGGAGTGGTTAACATTAGCAATCATGCGGCTGGTTACTCTTTGTCAAACAATGTCGGACCATACTTGGAGGATGCTGTTGTAAGTGGTGGTCATATGGTTGACATACGCGGTGCCACATCAGGCACCAATCCGACCACCAGATTTCAAGGTAGTGTGATTCAAGTTGATAACGACCAAGCCTGTTTTATGGACTCATTGAACATCAGTGGTGGTCACGTTGTTCGTGAAGATCCGGATTTTTGGTTTGGTGCTGGTATCTTCGCGCCGGGACCATTTGCGACCAATGCTGCGGTATGTTGGATTGCTGGTGCTAACATCAGTAATCCCACAAGCTGCATCAGGTGGTATGCTGGTAACGACTTGTCGTGGGTTGGTGGTGTCTGTCAGAATTTTCAGATGGGTGGTGTGATTATAGGTCAGAAGCGTGGAGGGTTTGGTAAGTACACTCTTGGACCTGGGATTCACTTTGAGAACGGTTCGGCTGCTCCAATCTTCCCTGGTACGACGTCTCTTGGTAATCCATCAATTATGGTTGTTGGAGCGTCTAATAAACCGGTTGAGGCGTATGGGGAGATCGGCGGAACGTTCAGTAGTAATAGTGCATCGTATCCTAGATTCAGCGCCATTGCAGGAGCTACTCAAACTCAACACTACTATTTAATAGCTCACAATAACACACTGACGGGATGTACATCAGGTGGCGACTGTATGTCGGCTCCTATTTACATTGGACAGTCGTGGAATAACGACACGAGTGCTGATCCAGTGCCAGTGTCGTTTATTGGATGGGGATCAGGTACTGTGGTGGCACCGACACCTAATCCATCATCATACGATTTGTTAAGAGTTACCGACACTACTCAAGCAGCGTTCTACGGTGCTAATTCGCCTGACACCCCGCAAGGAACTGGCAATTTTGCCATTGCTACGGGACTGACACCGGCCACGATTTGCAACAATCGCAATCTGTGTACCATTACAGACAATGTCGGTCCAACAGCATCCAGTTACACGGTGTCAGTGGTCAAACAGACAAGCAACAAACGCTACTATCCACTGATGCATCTGTTACCTGGAATTGTGTCCATATCGGCTCAAGGACTGGCGAATGCAACGACTCCACACGCGCTGTATCGCGGTACGCCAACTTGCTTGAACTCTGTTGAGTTTCAAGGTCCGTTTACAGCGGGCGAGTTCAATCGTAAGTCGGGTGGTAGTGAGAATGATGTGTATGGATGTCCGCATATTCTGGCTCCTGTGATTAGCAAAGGCGGGTCGATGTTCTGCTACAGCGCCAATGGGACTTGCAATGGAAGTACCAATGGTGTTGGAGCGACGCAAGGAGTGGTCAGCATTGCTGCTGCTGCTACGACTGTTACAGTGACAACCAGAAACATCCTACCATGGTCTCAGGTGGTTGTTACTGAGAGTCCCAATAGAGCCGCTTATTTGGGATTGACATGCAATACCACAACTGGTCGAATTTACACAGTTAGCAACGTCGTGCCGTATGTAAGTTTCACCATAACAGCAAGCGCGGCTCCAGTTACCAATCCAGCTTGCTTGGAATACGAGATTCGCTAGGAGCAGACAATGCCTGTACTGATACCAATCGGTGGGGAGCCTAATGGCGACCTTGGAGCGTTGGCAGATGAGGTTATACTGCGAACCGAGAACCGCGTTACTGATATCAACCGGGCGTATGTCTGGGTTAGAGATGCGCTTCTGGAGATCAGTGGTAACACTGATTACAAGGATGAGTTTGACAACT